AGTTCGGGCTTTGAAATCGTCTTATTCTCATGCGGAAAACCCGGTAAATCCTTAATCTCTTCATGCCAAAACACATGAGCACCCTTGTCAATCCATCCCCCCAAATATTCTGTGTAGCAGGACTTTCGTGAAACCTCCTCGAGACGCTTCGCTTTGATTTCATCTGGTGTGTCCTCTACTGATTTGTTCTGGAACAGATAATGGTAGTGGCTCCACGCTCTTTCAACAGGGTCTCTGAGAATCACAAGTGGAACCTTGCCTTTAGTATGAGGAGACAAACCAAAATTGTCAACGTATTCTTGCAGATGGAACCAGCCATCGCATTTCTCTACGTTGTAACCGTTTTGCTGGAGGTACTTGTGGAAGGACGTAGAACCACATTTACTGACCCCCACGATTATGTATTGTTTTGATTTGTCTAGGTTAAATAGTTCCATACTCCACACAGTTGTCTAAAAACATAGTCATGACAAAATCTGACTGTGTCTGCTTCGCTATATAAAGCAAACTTGGGCAGTCAAAATTCTGAAAAATCCCCCGGAATTCACTCTTCAAGTCGGTCAATTCCGTTTGTAAGGGTTCTGTTTGAGTGTAATATGTCATGCTAATACCCCCCAGAAATGAGAATATTACCACGCAAAATATGCTTATTACAGTCCAATCATTCATCAACCTCATTTAGAACCATAGTATTTAATAATTCCTCGTGCATAGTTGCTCCCTGTAGCCTAGCCAAAGCCAAACTTATTTCTGCTAGACCTACAAATGGTATTGTTTCAGGCTTACCTGCTATCTTATCAGTGTTTAACATCTTCTTCTCCTTTTGGAACGTTACGTTCCCTCGGGTTGATTAAGTTAATATTAACCATATAACCTTCTCTGCTAATCATGTTTGAAAATACGTGGAACCTTTCTTGTAGGATTCTTCTGTCTGTATCTGACAAATCGGTGGATGCTTTAGATAACTCTATCATCAGTTTCATCAATTCATCTTTCATATGTCCTACGAACTCACTCATTTTTAATATTCTCCTTTTCGTCATGTTCTGCTACATAGGAACCCTGTATTCTGAACATACATTCCATTAGTGCTGGGAGAGAGAATTTTGTACCTCTCTCTTTTGTGTGCTCCCCAAATTTTTTGCTACACGCTATACATATGGTTTCCTCGAGTTGCTTACGCGATAGTTTCATTGTTCCATTTCCCAATTTGTGCAAACGTGTTCAGTAATCTCTAATGGTACTTTTTCTCCGTCAACGTATGAATCCACAATTTTTGTTTGTGATTCAAACTCATTGCAGATGGTATTCATTTTTGGCTCCGCTTGTTGAATTGCGGTGGCAAAACCAACACCAATTAAAGCACCCAATAAAAGAACAACAAAGACTGTAACAATATGCATACAAGAATATAGTTAATTTGATATATAAGACTTACTAAGAGTCGCTTCTGACTTTATACCATCTCATTAGTTTTGCAAGACGGTGAACCAAACCTTTTGCGATTCCTGCTTTTGCCTGTGCTCTCAAGATATCTTCTTGTGTGAAATATTCTGCCATGTATCTTTCGTTGGCTGACATGATTCTGTCTTCTTTTTGAGAGTGGGGTAAACCAAAAACACCATGACCAAACTCATGTCTAAGAACTTTATCCAAATCCCAAGTCTTACCTTTAACTCCGGAACCTTTGTTAGGATAATGAACAGGGTCAATATAATGCATATCTATGCCATTTCCATGATTTGTCCAATAAAATCTTGTATTTACAACACATTTTCCGTTATTTGCTCCTCCTAACGGATAATACATATAGGCTAAAGTGTTCTTATCTAAGAGTTCATCTTCATCTTCTGAGCGAAATTCTACTGTAATATCTGCCTCTAAGCGGTTTTTTGCACGTCTAAACTTTATTGGAACGTGTAATCTCCACCCAAAAAGTGCTAAAGAAACTGCCTTTCTAGCGTTTTTTTCGGTTATTTCCACGTCATTATTTATTAAATAGTATCGTAAAATACCATTTTTTGGTTCTAAAAATCCAAATTTGATGTCATCTTCTAGTTGTTGTTCTAAAGTTACACCAGATACTCTAACAGAGTCATATGTACCGTCAGTTTTTGCTCGACAGATAATTTCTCCGTTAATAACATCAACCATGCAAAGATATGAACTAAATACTAAATAAACTTATCGTAAAGCCATGGATTCTAATGATGATATGATTAAGTTGAATAGTTTTGGGTCTTGTTCTTTTATTATCTCCCCCATTCCTATGATAAGACCGAGGACAATTGCATTATGGAGTTCGTATTCATGGAAACTATCAAGTTTGATTAGTTCATCGTTCCCTTTAAGTCCGTTGAGCACAAACATTGATGATTCAATTGTGCTCTCTTCTCTACTTTTTGTCATTGTTACGTAAGTTACTTAAGTTACTTAAGTAGGTTTCCTCCTTTCTATACAATTTCACAATCTTTAAAAGCCTTAATAATATTTAAGTGATATGGTATCCAAGAAAAATCAACCGGAATATGACGTAGTAGAAGAGGAAATCATAGCAAAACCGGTCAGAAATTCATGCAAATGTACTAGAGAATCAAAAAGTTTAGAATGTCCTGAACATTCTTAGTCAAAATTCAACAGTCTCATAATAAAATGGTCTGCATCACCATCAACCATATCATCTTTTCTATAAACACCTTCAGTAGCCCAATCAAACATACCATGAAGCCATTCATGTGAAATAGTATCAACAATATCCCCAATACCCTCTATCATGTTAGGCATATAATACCAGATTTTCAAATCATCTGTAACATATTCTGCCCTAGGGTCATCCTCATCAGGGAACAGTTCGAACTCTTCGTAGAACATTACATATGAACTATCATGTCAGTTGTTAAAAAGATTACTATTTATGACGAAAACATGACACAATCCTTATATACATTGACACAGTGACAAATATTGTTATGGGTGTGTTTGATACCATTAGCAAGGGATTTAATTTTATTTCCAAGCGTAATACATCTTCAACTGTAAGACCAACAGTATCTACACCTATGATGAGTACCGATACAGGTGCTAAATTACCAATTTTTCCATTCCCAATGGCAATGGTTACAGAGTTGGCAAAGACTGTTGACGCTGTAAGAATTCCAATTGATACCCTAAATCGTGAAATGTTTAAGAATGGATTTGAGATTACTGAAAGATTCAAGTATAAATGTGATGATTGTGCTAAAGAATTTGAATATCCCCCAAAAAAGAAACAAGATGAGATTTCAGTAGGTGAAATTCCTAATGAAGACGTAAAAAACCTTCAAGATGATGCTCTAGTTTGTGATACTTGTGGAAGTAATAACATCGTTAAACCAGACCCAGCAAACAGAAAGAGATTAGAAGAACTTATGACTAAACCAATTAACGGTAACCAACAGACATTAGAAGAAGTATCGAGACAAATTGAACAAGACCTAGAGATTTTTGATATGGCTTTCCTACTAACATCACCCAAATATAAAATCAATGACGAAACTGGAGAATCTAAAATTAAGGAATTTACAGAATATGTAAGAGTTGACCCACCATCAATTGCATTCATTGTTGATGCAGATGGTAGATTAGGTTACACTGATACAGGTGCTAGGGTTCTCGTATGTCCTGACCCATCTCACAGAAAAGAAAACCTAATGTATGCACAAGGAGACGAAGAACCAAAATGTCACCTTTGTGGTGCAAAAGGCATACCTGCTTGGTTTGAAGTTAATACTGTTTACGGTCTTGGTGTTCCTACTCCTAAGAGAGTTGTTTACGCTAAGGATGAGATTATTTGGAAGGTTGGTAAATACTCCCCCGGCTTACTTTATGGATACTCTCCAATTTACACTATCTGGTCAAAGGCTATGGCTTTATCTCATATGGATGAATACATTAGAAAGTATTTCGACAAGATGAGACCACCAAGAGGAATGCTTATCATGGCATCAAGAAACTATGAAACATTCAAGAAATCTTGGGATGCATTACAACAAAAATCAATGGAAGACCCATATGCAATTCAACCACTACTTGTTGAGAATGATAAAGGTAGTGCAGGTAAGATGGCAGAATGGTTGGACTTTACCGGTTCACTTAAGGAATTAGAATTTACAGTTATCAGAAGAGAATTAAGAATGATTATAGGTGCATTATACGGAGTCCTTCCGCTCTATTTCGGTGAGCTACCTACTGGATGGAGTCAGGAAGGTCTACAAGTTACTATCACTAACCGTGCTGTAAAGTGGGGTCAGGATATTTTATACAAATCTTTCTTCAGAAAAATCGCAGACCACTTGGGTATTGACGATTGGGATATCAAACTTAACGAAGGTGAAGAAACTGATAAACTCAGAGACTTGCAAATTCAAGGTGTTGAAATCGAAAACATGAAAGCATTCCAATCACTAGGATTCGAAATCTCAAGAACACCAACAGGAGAGTTTACCATTTCACAAGAGCCAGTTGTTTCTCTCAAGGAACAAATCGAAGGTCAAAGAGATGACTATCAAAATGAGACAGAGACAATCAAGAAACCCGGTGGTCGTGGAAGAAGTAGAGCAGACCCTAAAGAAGAACAACAAAGAATGCAAGGCGAACCAGCAAGACAGCGTTCAGGAACTGAAGGTGGGGTTCAAGGTGACCCAAGAGGTGCAGGTCGTGGTACTACAGGTATCAGAAAGAACTTCCCTAAAGGAATTACACCAGATAATTTTGACTTGGTTAAAACCACATTACAAACTGCATTAGATTTCGGGTGGAAGAAAACCAAGACAGTAGATGAATTACGCAAAGTAACAAAGATGACAGTAAGAGATGCAAGAGAAATTGTAGATAATGAGTTAGGTGCATTTGAAAGATGGGAATCTGACCTTAACAAATCGGAGGAAGAAGAATGACCAAGAAACACCATAAATGCGATGAAACCTGTAAAGGACACGAAAAAAAGAAAAAGAAAAGAGTAATGGGAACTACAAAGAAACCAGCACATACAGAATCAATTCCAGATGATGTTATGACAGGAACAGTTACAATAAACGGTGCAACAAATACCACAGACTCTGGTACATTTACAGAATTAGAACCACAGAATCAAACTTGGGTTAATATCGCAGAAGCAGCTATAACTAAAACTGTAAACTCTGGAAGAAATGAAAAGTTTGTAGAAGCAGAACAATTATTAGATTCAATCAATCAATCAGGTAATGTCGATGCAATAGAAGAAGCAAAATTTATTGTAGAAGAATGCCAAAGAAAATTATTTAATTTAAAGAGGGATAAAGAAATTGACTTGTAAGGACGGAGTTTGTTCAGTAAACTTACCATGTGATTGCTCATGTCATCAATCGGATAGAGATTACGATTGTGAAATGTGTGGATGTAAGAGAATTGGGTGATAAGAAAATCTCCGGTGGAGAACATAACTCCAACGATGCACAAAAAAGATTATGGAAACAACATCAGGCAAATGAATACCTACACGTCAATGATGATAATGAAGCAGTGTGCTTTGGTTGTTTTACAAAAGCAGCTTGTAATGCAACACTTGTAGACATATGTGGTGACTGTGCAGGTAAACTTTTGGCAGTAGTAGCACCGAAATATTACGGTCTTTGTTATTTTTGCAACTCATATAAATTTAATATGGAGCAAATTAATGCTAGATTATGTGGTAAATGTCACAGAAGAGTAGCAGATATAACCAAAGAATATAACAAATCAGGTGGACAATTTGGACATGACCCATTCTGGAAACATATGCGTAAGAAACACGGTAAGGAATGGAAAAAGATTCTTACTGGTGAAGACGTAAAAAAAGTTAGAATCTAAAAAGATTTTTTATTTTACCGAATAAAGATATTCTCTCTTCGCCTAATATCAAATTTATTCTATCCTGTAAGAAATCATAATATTTGTAATCATAT